TAGTTCCAACTACGCCCGAAAGCGTTTTTTTGTCAACCTTTGACGTTATGCTAGCCCTAAGCCTTCCAGTTTTTACGGGGCATGACCTTTTAGCATCGGACTCGATGGCATACGTTGTTGTAACAATTTCCTCGAATACAACTTCAGTCATCTCGTCGCCTTTTTCCGTCAGTTTTTTTACAAGGCTCTCGATTTCCCTAGTGTCAACCTGCACCTCAACCATTTAGCTTAAGTGTTAACGTTAGCTCGTTCCTTCCATTCCTGTTAATGCTTGCCACGATGTGGTCGCTGTAATTCCGATGAATAGCTTTACATCGTCCAGCGTTACCGACGTTAATGATTGCTCGTTGTCAATAGTTAGCCTATACATTTTTGCTCTTAGTTTTCCTGGTTTTGGTTAGCCGCTTTTCGGCTTCGGTGTTAACCTTGCTAACCACCGGCTGCTCATCCGATGTGGTTTTGGTAGGTTTTTCAACATAGAGCTCGGCATCACCCAGTGCTACCATTTGATTGGCAACATCGGTGTCAAGGTCGTAAATGTTTCCAGCCCTAAACCACATCGTGTCTTTTACAATCTTTATCTTCATAGCTTTGTTTTTTTAAAAGTAAGGGTGAGCAGTTTACCCACCCTTACTAAATTACTCACTACGCATCGAATTTGCAACGTCAAACGTTATAAAGCCCCGGTTTTCAGGTAGTTTAATGCCCCTTATTTCGTATGTAATGCCAGCAATTTCAAACCTATCGGCCACCTCAAGCCCTTTTAACTCGGCTTCCCAGCCAGTTATGGTGTATGAGTTTAATGCCGAATAGGTTCCGCCAAGCTCCCGAGCAGTAGAAGCGTCTTGTGTTAGACCAACATAAACCTCTTTTAAAAGCGAGTAGGTGCGAACCATTGCGCCGATGTCGTTCTTTTCGTAGCTGCACTTGTAAATTTTAGCCCTGTATTTCAGCGTTCCTATCATAAAATAGGGATTCTAACGATTTCTAATGCTAGAGACCAGTCAGGTTGCACATCATTCCCGCTATTCCGACCAAATTTATTTGCAACAAGCTGGTAAATAAGCATGTCAACAGCAGCATTGTCAACCCTTTTAGTTGAGTAGGTAACGGTAAGCACGCTATCGTCGTCGCATTCAACAGTTAGCAGGCATCCGGTAAGCGAATAGCCACCTTCGGGGACTTCCACCCCATCAACCCTAACGCTTTCGATTTCATCTACCTCACCCACCAGCTCCACCATGCTGCCGGTGGTGGTAATTTTTACAATCTTTTGCGTGATGTAGTTATTCGTGTGCGCTTCGACCTCTTTTATAGAAGCCTCAACCATCTGCCTTAACAAGCCGTCCTCAGTTGTATCCGTTAAGCGGCAAAAGGTTTTGATGTCGCTCATGGCAAAGACGTTGAGGTTTTCGCTTAGCACTACTCGCTTATACATGACTTACTTTTTAGCTGTTGCTGCCTTTGTTTTGCGATGAACCTTAAGCTCCTTGGTTTCATAAACTTGCTTTTCTTCTTTTACTTTCTCTTCTTCTACCATTTCGGCAGATTGCTCAAGAATGAAAAGCCTTCCGACAGCCTCCTCTACCTTGTAGATTTCGCCTTTTCGGTAAATACCCCGATTTGTTAGCATTCTGACCTTCATTTCCTTAAAATTTATGGTTAGTGGTATTTCATTCCTTAAGTCCAACAGCCTTTCAGCTACTTCATTACTTACCAAATCCTCTAGTTTAAGGCTGGTGCCGTAAAAAGGGGGTTTGTTAAATTCGATGAACGCACCCCTAAATTTTGAAAGGTGGTTAAACCCATTAGTGCTAAGCGTTAAAACGTCAGGTATATACGAATAAATCTTAGCATTCTCGGCTTCCACGTATGAAAAAAGGTAATGGTCAACACCTTTAACTATCCCGTTATCCTTTACCTTTCTTATGATGTCGGCAGTAATAGCCATGCCATCGCCCGTTTTAAAAATTTCACCTCCAGAAACATCCAGCAGTGCCAGTTTTCCCGTATCTAAATTTATAAATATGCTTTTATTTTCCTGTACCCAGCCGTAGCCATTCTCGAAGCATTGCCTTGTTATTCGCAGCCTATCCTTTTGTGAATATACGTCTCCCGCTTGCAGCAGCATCCCTAGCGAGTTAACGCTCATAACCTCGGCTGCCTTAATCCATTTCTGCAACAGCCTTACATGCTCGTGATACCTGACGAATTTAACCTGCCGGCAGCCTGCCACCATCAGCCTATCCTTATAGAGTTCTAACAGCTCATCGCCGCACGAGCCTTCTACTTCCTCTAAAATAATAAGCTCCCAATCGCCCGCATCTACTTGGTTAGCAAGACCTTCAAATGCAAGCCATGCTATGGGCTGCATCTGGTAAATGGGAAGAGCGACTGAGAGCTTATCGGGCACAGGACAGGAGTTTAGGTTGTTATTGTAAGAGCGGTTTTAGCAGTGGTGAAATCTCCGTAAACCACCGAACCATAGTCGTTTGCGCTAATAACAAGGGTACAGCGTTTGGTAATGTTTACGGTGATTAGCCGTTTTGTGAAGTCCCCGTCATTAGCACTGTTAGAAATGGTTATCTCGTAGGGCGTGCGAACGTGCAACTTAGCCTTGTTGCTATCAAGGACTAGGAATTTGCCGGCGGTAATCTGGTTGCTGACAATGGTGTTCAGCCCGCTGATGGTTCCGTCGAACCCCGGGTATAGCAGGATAGCATTGTCATTACCTGCTTTGGCGATTTTTAAGTTAACCAAATCGCTAGGGTTAATCACGATGGCGTTGGGATAGCCGTTATTACTCTGGGATAGCCCTATGGCAACTTCGATAACGTCCTTTTCATTAGGCTTGTAGGTTTTCTTGCCTCCAGCAGCCCAAGGCGTGGCAATAGTAGCAAGACCATTAAACTGCTCAGGATAGGTCGTTTCGTTCCCCGAAATCATTGCGGCATCCATCTTGATGGCAACCCTATTCATCAGCAGGTTTTGCAGCTGCATGATAAAGTTGTCGATGTCGTCCAGCATGTTCTTGCTAAATTTGGCGTATGCCGAAACATCCTTTACCTTGAAGATCTTCTCCCTCCACGACCAACTCATAAGTGCGCTTGAGTTGGATTCGTCGTGAAATACAGGAGCTCCCTGCTCATCATAAAGTTCGGTGATGGAAATGCTGTTGCCGGTCGCCGGGATTTCCTGAATTAATCCGGAAGCCCAAAGCCCGTTGCCAGCAGGGGCGAAAAAGTCTGGCAATTTTACTTTCCTAGGAACGTCTCCGGTTACCGATGTTCCGATGGTCATAGTTGCAGCAGCTTTCTGACGAATGTCCCCGCCTACCTCAAAGTTAACAGTCCTGCCGGCTTTCATATCGTCAAAACTAGACATCATCTTTTCCTTTAGCTGTTCGTCAAAAGATTTCTCTTCATTGGCGATTTTTCCGGCTTTTACTTCTTTTACCTCGATTAGCAGGTTATCAACTTGCTTTTGCAGGTCAACAACGTTAACGCTTCCAACCTTTTCGGTAAGTGTTGCCATCTTTTCGGTTATCTTAGCCTCGACGTCAGCAGCTGAAGCCATGCCCTCCTTAGCACTTTTAACCATTCCGTCAATTTCACCCATCAATGTAGTGGCAAATTTCTCGGTGGCTTCATCGAGCTTGAGCTCTTTTATCTTGTCAATGTTCATGCTTTAAAAAGTTTTGTTAGTTCAACAAAGTTTATTTTTCCAGCCTCCTTTTTGTTCTCGGAGTTTTTAGGTGGCTCTACAACACTAGAAGTGGCTTCTTTAGCCGGCTCCCAATTTGAGAGTACCCAGTTCAACTGCTCCTTTAGTATAAGTAGCTGGTAGTTAAGATTCTCATAGGTTTCATCGCTGTATAAAGTCCTGCCAGTTAACGCTTTAATTATAATGCCAATACGCTCACTAATGTTGGCTTTCAGGCTCATGGCCTCGTCAAGTGATTTTATAACAGGAGTATATTGATTTGCACCCCATTTGTCGAGTGATGAGCCTTCCCAAAGCCTTACTTCTTTTATATTTCTAATTATCTTGCCGTCAATTACATCATCTGAAACCTCAATTTCCTGATAGCCTACCGAATGCTCTGTAATGATGCCGTCGTTATACATACTAAGAACATCATTGCCGAGTGTGTGTGTGCCTATTTTACTGATAAAGTGAAGCCCGTAGTTATCTTCTTCAAGCAGCTGTAGAACCCCTACCGTGCTGGTGTGGTTAAATAGGTGTTTTATTCGTTTAGTCCCATTAACGCCGTTTTCCATGATAGATTTAGCAAATGCCCCTTTAACTATTCTATCCCCGTCGCTATCCACAATGTTGAAGCTGCTAAAATAGCCCTCAACTATTCGCTTCCTCATGTCGAGCTCTTTTAAAACAAGCTCTGAATTTTTAAATATAACGCCTTCCATTTCGCAAATGTATTAGTTTAAAGTTCAAAAGTCAGATTTTGTTGGTAACTCGATAATTTACGCCTGTAAACTAGTGTACAGCGGCAATTTATTATATTGCTACCGCTGCCATTCGTATCGCCAGGGTGCTGCATATTTTCGTATTCACCCGTAAATACCTCCCCGTCGAATATCGGGACGCTGAACATGGCGTTTAAATCAACAAATACACCGTTCATTTTTTTATGGCTATTTCTAACATTTTCCCTTCTGGCAGTTAACCAGCCTTTTTCGAGGCTTAAACCGGTTTGCATCGCTCCGTTTAACGAGCCGGCGTTGCTGGCCCCGAGCGTTTCTGTTCTTGCGATACGGATTGAGCGGTAACCATTTTCAAAGTTGAGGCTGCTGCTGATACTAGCCGCTATCTTATTGATAGCTTTACCTTCCTCAAGCCCTAGCGTTACTTCCCTCCTTACTATTTCCCTAAACCTTTTATCCGTCGTTCCGGTTATCCATTTAATTTTTTTGCCGCAATTCTGCACTACATAGTCCCGCATTCGTGCCATATAAAGCTTATCCTCATCGCTTAGCGACTTTTTGCTTCCCCTTATAGCCTTTATGGTGTTGTTCATGTAGTATGAGCCTATCTTGGTGTAGGCAAGCATGATGGCATCTTCAACAGGCTTGTCGTCAAGATGAACATTAATGCTAAGCAGTTCATTGGTGCTGCCAGCCCTTTTAACTTCGGCGACTAAAGGAGATAGTTGTACCTTTAACGCCCTTCTAAATATAGGGATAAACGAATTTACGTAGTAGTTATAACGGCTGTCGCTCATTACATTTCATCTACATTATCGTTCATATCCGGATTTAAAGGCTCTGAACTAAACTGGCTGGCGGGCATTACGCCCATTGGGATTAGCACCTCGTTAAGGATAGGTAGGTCTATTTCATTCAGGAACGATTTCGTGCGCTTTTCGTTTATTGTCAACCAGCCCATTGTGTTTAGCGTTGTTGCCAGCTTATCAAGGTCGTCCTGCAGCTCTATAAACGCCTGCAAATCGTAGTCAACGAAGCCTTTATCACCTTCCGGCAAAAAGAACCTGTTAAACCCGCTCTTCAGCTTCTCCATCATCGGCAGCGAGGCATCTGTTACAAGGGCTTTCCTAGCCTCCTTCATGTTGTTGTACGTAGTTGCTTCCGTGTCTCCCATAAGCATAGAGGGAACTTGATATATACGACAAAGGTCTCGCAAATTCATTTTTTGACCCTCGATTATCTGCATGTCAACAGGAGAAAGCCCGATGGGTATCCATTTCAACGCCTTGCCAACAACCATTGCATCGCCAAAATTCTCAGGGGCTTGTTTTTCCCTCCATTTATCCACCACCTTTTGAGCTTGTTCTTCAGTCATCGCCTCGTTGCCTTCCGGTGTTAGCAACCCTTTCGCTCCAGAATTTCGGTAACTATTTATTTGGGCCGAAATAGCCGAATTTGACAGGTTAATTAAATCAGCAGCCGCCATGATAGGGCTTAGCCCATATAGCCAGCTACCCTGATAGTTAAAGTTCGGGTTAAAGGTCTTAACGTGCATCATGTTCTCGGGAGGGATAACGCCGGACGGGTCGAAGCCGTCAAATATGTAGCCGCCAACAGGGTTCAGGTAGTTATTGAATTTAATTGTTACCAAGTTCGCCGGGGCTGTATGCAGGGAAATCAAAGCCCCCTGTGTGCCGTTGCGACGTATGCCATACAGGTAGGCGTTTCCAGTAATCTCGTAATACATAATCAGCTGCTGAATGATGTCGTCGAACGTCTCATTTTTGTTTGGCTTGTCAATCAGCATGTTAATGTCGCTGGTGTAGTCAGGTTCAAACTGCGTTTGCTTAATATAAATAGCGTCGTCAATAGCCTTGTTTATAATAGCCCTGTTATATCGGGCTTTCGAGCCTGTTCTTTTTTCAACGTAGTAAGTCCAGGGCACTCCGGCGCATGAGGCGGCTATTCTGTTGACAATCGAGTAAACTATATGGTTATAAAGATAGCCTTTGTCTATTGTGTCGCTAAGGCTGGCAATCTTTTGCAGCGGCATTCCGCTAGCCACCATGCTCAGCAGCGTGCGGAACATTTGGTTTGCCTCTTCTACGTTTACATTTGTTGCGGGTCTGGCAGCTTTAGTCTTTTCTATATTCAATCCAAAAATTTTCATACGGCATAAAATTTATGACGTGATTGGTGCTTTACATACATAAAGCCATAACGGGCGGCATCTATGGCATGGTTGAACTTGTCAATAGCCAACTTGCCCCGCTCGTCAAGCCATACGTAGGTCTTTAACTCATTCATTAAATTCGTGGAATTTTCGGTAACGATAATCATGTAGTCCTGCATCGTAAGCAGCCCAGTGCTTATAACGCCCGAACCATCTGCGGATACAGCCGGCACAATGTTGTTTCCGAGTGCCTTTAGCTCATCAATTAAGCGGGGATTGCTTCTATCTGCCACTATTAGTCTATTCCCTGCATATTGACGGTTTAATTCAAAAAGGCTATTGGTTGTAAGCCCGTTCTTGTAAAAGCATTCGTCTAAATAAATTATTTTTTTCCCCTCGTCAACCGCTATCTTTACTAGTGTTGAAGGGTCGCTGGCAAATCCAAAGTCTTGCCCGAAAATAAAGTCTAAACTGGTATCAAATTCGCCAATGTCCCAGTTATCGAAAACAACACCCTCCAGCTTCCCGACCTCCCCATCAACAAACACCCTCTTGAAGTTGGCGTTGCGCTTGCCAGCCTCTTCCAGTTCATCCTTTATAGACTTAGAAAGGAAGGGGTTGTTAAGATAGCTGGACTTTATAAGCTTGGCGTTACGCCTCTTGGCTATATCGCTGATAGCCCAAAATTCGTGAGTAGGATTAAATGCGAGAAAAATAGCGCCTCTTGTTCTTATTGCAAGTTGCCGAAACACATCCTCATGTATAGTGTTAGGTTCGTCAATGAAAAGGATGTCCCTAGCTGCACCAAAAACCTTTTCCGGCTGGTCAACGCTAAAAAATTCAATAACGGCATTCCCGAGCGTATATATCTGCTCCGTGCGGTTAAAGTTCTTTTCATTCCACAAGCCCATCGCCTGGGCTATTATCTTGAAGTCCCTTAACGCTCCCCTTTTGAGAAATGGCAGGGTTTTACCCACTATGCTTATAATCACCTCCTGCTTAGCCCCATTAGCTATTTCAAGCAGCAGCTGAAGAATTGAAAAGCTCTTTGTTGAACGAGCTGAACCCTGATTAACTATGTAGCGGTAGCCCTCTTTGTATGCTTCAAAGTTTTTAAAAAAAAGGTCTGTATAACCTAAGTAATCAATCATCCGCCCTCCTTATACTAGGCATTTCGCCATTCTCAACAAATTTGCGCATTTCCTCCAGCCGTTTTCTGTCTTCTTCTTTTTCCAACACCAGCACCCGTTCATTAATTTCCTTGCCGTTAGTCGTGTGGTCAACTGCCTGCCTGTTTTTCCAGTTGTCGGGGTCTTTATTAGTTTGGTAGTGAATGATAGCCCCTAAATTCGGGGCTGCCGTTTTTTTAGTCGTAGTCTTTTCCTTTATTTTAGGCTTTCCCCTTCCGTCATCAACTATCGTCGTCTTAACCTCTTCATAATCAAAGCCGTTGACAAGCTTATTAAGCGAACGCTCGCAGTCCCGCAGCATCTTGTTAACGTACACCTCCCTCGCCTTCTTTATAGCCTCGGAAAAATCGGATTTATTTTTTTGCCAATCATAATACGTATCCTCGTCAATCCCAACATTAGCGCACACTTCCTTAATTGTATAGCTATCCTTTTCCAGCAGGCTGCATATCTTTTTTACTATTTCGGGGGAGTATTTGGACATTTTAGCCTATTTTGTTGATTTCTATGATTGGAAATAGTTTTTTCATTCTATCAATAATGACCTGGCAGTAGGTTGGTTCTATTTCTACCATTCTGGCATTTCTACCCATCTGCTCACAAGCCACCATTACTGAGCCACTTCCACCGAAGCCATCAACTACAATATCACCTTTCGCAGAGCTGTTTTTGATTAATAGGCATATTAAATCAATGGGTTTCATTGTCGGGAATTAGCTCGGATATATCAATGATTTTATCCATTTCGTTTTTCAACAGTTACAACGCCATTGAGGCTATCAATAAGCACCTGATGCTCCGGCATAATCTCATTAATGTAGATATGCACGCTATCCCCCACCTTTTCCAGCGGAAGGTCGTTTAGCATGAACCACACGTAAAACTGAGGATAGTCCAGCGCAAGCGTTTTCGGGGCAACTATTCGCAAAGGATAATCATGTAGCCAGTCT